AGTCATCACGCACTTTATCAGTTATCAAATAACATATGAAGGTGATTTAGGCATGGGTGTTCCTATGATATCAGAAAATGGCAATGGATTAGTTACTGAGACCGGAAACGTGTTCATCACTACAGAAAATTAAAATGCGAGCAAGAGAATTTCTAACAGAGCAAGAATTGAGTGATGTCCACGATGGATTGGATGTCGCATTCTTGTCGCTACCGTATACGTATATGATACCTGAACTAAGCAACAGCAACTTCTACGATATCTATCGTTTCGGAGTAGCGATAGCCGCAGTTCGCGGTGAGGGTGGTAGTGAAGATAAAGTGCAGGATAAAAACAGACCTAAGTTTCGTCCTGAAAGTAAGTTAGGCAAGCATCCTACAGTAAGTAGTTTTGATCCTAATGTAGGCAAAGTCATAGATCAAGCATTAGCAAAAGTAGACAGACATGGTAAAGTAGCAGTAAGCAGTCCAGGTAGTGAAGAGATGAAAGACACTAACAAAGGTTCGCCGGTCAAAGCATTCAAAGGTTATCCAAAATGAGAGCCAGAGAATTCATAGTCGAAAAGAAAGTAGGTGATATTAGTAAAAGACATCAACAATCTACAAAAGGATTGCATGTTTTTGCTAATAGTAACTTTGACAGAACCTACGATCTCAATCGTGTCATGATGGCCGTAGCATCAACTGACGGCACATTTGTGCCCGACATTGATGGCGAAAGTTGGGCAGGTAAATTCAATACTGCACACGCATATACAGAAACCGAGTCTGACATGCTTAAACAAGCATATAAGGCCGCAGGTATAAAATATAAAGATTTAAACAGTGGTGACGACGAAAGTAAAGAATTAGATAGCACAAATATTAAAAGTCCCATAAAGCCATTCAAGGGCTATAAAAAATAATCTACTAGTATTTTGAGAATAAGTATTGTTAAATCAACATAGGATTTAACATGCAAAATTTAATCGATATCAATCAGACACTAGACCTAGTCAAACTCAAACTATACAACGAGTGGCTTTACACTGCCCATATCTATGATGAGGGCGACAGCAAGATGCATGAAGGCTTGACAACCAAAGTTGTAGAGCAATACATCGACCCATTAAACTTACCTAAAGACGCTAAGATTCTTGATCTTGGATGTGGCCCGGGCTACTTCTTAGACGAGATGAAAAAGCGCGGATACACTGACTTGACTGGGGTCACATTGAGTCCTGGTGATATCAAGATTTGTGAGGGCAAAGGCCACACTATCAAAAAGTACGATCTAAGTTTCATACCTCAAAGAGACGGGTACTATGACGAGAGTGTAGACTTTGTATTCCTTCGTCATGCATTAGAGCATAGTCCATATCCTATCTTTAGTTTGATGGAATATAATCGCATATTAAAGCAGGGTAGCAGAATATACATTGAAGTTCCTGCCCCGGCTTGTGATCGCAAGCATGAATATAATCTAAACCATTATAGCATTTTAGGACAAGACCAATTGATCGCGTTATTGCAGAGAACAGGGTTCCGTATTGATATCTTCCAAGCAGTGGAATTCGGTATCGCTATCCCCAACGTCACTAATGACGATGGTACTCCTAAGGAATTCAAAGAGAAGTATTTCTGTATCGTAGCAACTAAAGATCGTCCTCTAGACATCAAGTAATAAGCCCTTTAACGATAAATACTCTCATAGATTAATTTTTATGAGAGTATTTTTATGGCTACACCAGATCCAAGTAACGTTGCACCGTGGTATTTACGCAACATTAACCAAGCGTTAGCATTAGACGAAACGTCCGGAAACGTCTATGTACGCACGGATGTACAGATTGCAATTGCACTTGCCGTAGCATATACAGCAACCAATGCAGATTTGTTGTGAAAAATGGGCTGGAAAGAACTTACTAACTAAGAATAATAAGGTGAGAAAAAATGAAGAAGTTTTTGATAATTATACCATTGATATTATTAGCAGGGTGTGAATTTAAATACCGCTATGAATGTCAAGACCCTCAAAATTGGGGGAAAGAGATGTGCAATAATGATGTCTGCAAAGCAGAAGGTGATTGTGCAACTGATCTTTTAGGATTCACTCCTACAGTAGCCGAACAATTTAAAAAAACAAATGGCGAACCTGAAGCACCGGGCTTTGCGAGAAAATTTAGTAAACCGGCTGACCAAAGTATAAGTAATAGTGGAGATTGCAAACCTTCTGAGAAGCCGAAGTTTAAGCCCTTTAATTCTACAGTACAACAAAATACATTTAAGAACAGTCAACAGAATAATTCGAATCCAGTGGACCCAATAAAAAGACCTAAAGCAGAAGAGATGGTAGGACAGATAGAAGAGGTTGAAAGACCACTAACTATGAATACGATTGTTGAGACCTCAGGTCACAACAGTGCAACAAAAATTAACAAATGGTAAGAGGAAATTATGTTTAGCGGAAAAAGATATACAGAAGCAGAATTACAAGCAAGAATGCGATTCATAATCGGTGTTCTTCTTGCTATGACATTGACAGGTATTGTATTTGTAGTATTATACTCATTGATCTTTGTCACACAACCATTAGGTGGTCAAGCACCAAACGATGCTGAGTTCTTTAAACTCATAACACCTATAGCAACATTCTTGACAGGTATATTGTCGGGTATCATGTTGGGTAAACCCAACTCACACGATGAACAGCAAGAGCAACCTGAATTAGGTCCACACAAAGAACCTATGATGTTAGATGATGACAAGGATCATATAGCATGAGTTTAAAGGCTTTACAAGAAAAAGTAGGTGTAACAGCAGATGGTGCCTGGGGTCCAGGCACTTTCAAGGCTGCTATGGCTTATTTTGAATTGAGCCCAGCAAGAGCCGCACACTTCTTTGCACAGACTGCGCATGAGAGCGGTGGATTCAAAGCGTTCAGCGAGAATCTAAATTATAACGCAGCCGGATTACGATCAATATTCGGAAAATATTTTCCTGACGATTCAATAGCAAATCGTTATGCGAGACAACCTGAGTTAATTGCTAACCGTGTATATGGTGGTCGCATGGGTAACGGTCCTGAAAGTTCAGGCGATGGTTGGTTATATCGTGGTCGAGGTGCACTACAGTTGACCGGTAAAGATAACTATTATGCCTTTGCACAATTCTGCGGCAGACCAGATGTGATGAGCAATCCTGACATTGTTGCTACAGAATTAGCATTTGAAAGCGCATTCTTTTTCTTTGAGAGAAATAAATTATGGGCTATATGTGATCAAGGCGTAAGTGATAATGCTATATTATCATTGACTAAGCGAATCAATGGTGGCACTCATGGTCTTCAAGATCGTAGCGAGAAAACAAAAAAATATTTTATGTGGACAGCAGGTGCAAGTCCTGTCGTGGCAGTTTCCGCTCCTTCAAGACAAGATGATGACGAAGAAGAAAATACTACAAGATCGGAAGAGTTTTCAGTCACGCCTGATATGCAGTTAAGTGAGCATTTCAACTTAAGAGAGTTCACACGCTCCGAGACTGCCATGCGTAAAGGAATAGATAACACACCGGGACCAGTACATGCAAAAAATTTACAAAAAGTTTGTGAGAAAATACTTGAACCAGTTCGTAATAACTTCGGTCGCCCCGTTCGTGTTAACAGTGGCTATCGCGGCCCCGCTCTTAATAAAGCCGTCGGCGGAAGTAGTAAATCTCAGCATTGCAACGGAGAAGCAGTAGACTTTGAGATAGACGGATTGCCTAACCCGGAGTTAGCAAAGTGGGTGAGTGATAATTGTGAGTTCGATCAGATCATATTAGAGTTCTATAATCCTAAAGAAGGCCCTAACAGTGGTTGGGTACATGCTAGTTACTGTGAAGGGAACAACCGCAGACAGATATTGACTGCTGTTCAAGAAAACGGAAAAACTGTATACAAGCCGGGTTTCGTTGTATAAAATACTAAATAATAGAGAGGACAATATCATGGACATGACTCAATTAACACAAATAAGCAATTCAAGTTCGGGCGTTGACGGACATTTAGCCAGAAGAATTTTGTCTGCTATTAACGGAGTAAAGAACAACACTTTGACTATTCCTAAAGCCAGATTTCATGTGAGACAATTAATGTTTACATTTATTAAAGAAGATTTTGATAATAAAGATTATATTATTGATGCTGTAAAACATATCTTAAATAGGCAAACGAATATAAGTTCTTTATGACTTGAATAGTTCATAAATAAATTTATGAACAACGGATCAACTCTTATAAAAGATCCATATACTAAAACCGTCTTTAGTACAGATAAAGAACTTGACGATTTTGTGAAGTGCTGTGACCCTGAATTAGGGTACCTGTACTTTATGGATAACTTTTTTTACATACAACATCCTACTAGAGGTAGCATGTTGTATCATCCCTATAAGTATCAAGAACGATTGATCGATACTTATCACAAGTACAGATATAGCATAGCACTCATGCCTAGACAGAGTGGTAAGACAACAAGTGCCGCTGGATATCTGTTGTGGTATGCGATGTTTGTCCCTGACTCAACTATTCTGATTGCCGCACACAAATATGCAGGTGCGCAAGAAATCATGCAACGCATACGATATGCTTATGAAGCATGTCCTATGCATATCAAAGCAGGTGTAGCAACATACAACAAAGGATCACTATTCTTTGATAATGGTAGCCGTATCGTATCAGCCACGACAACTGAAAATACTGGTCGTGGTATGTCTATCTCATTGTTATATCTTGACGAGTTCGCATTCGTAAGACCAACAATCGCAGAACAGTTCTGGACTTCTATCACACCAACTCTAGCGACTGGTGGTAAGGCTATCATTACAAGTACCCCGAACAGTGACGAAGATCAGTTCGCATTGATATGGAAAGGTGCTAACAAGACTGAAGATGAGTTCGGCAACAAGACAGATGTAGGTGTGAACGGATTCAAATCATATAGATCATATTGGCATGAACAGCCCGGTCGTGATGAAAAGTGGGCTGAAGAGATCAAGAGCCAGTTAGGTCTTGATCGTTTCAACCGAGAGATCGGTTGTGAGTTTATTATCGCAGATGAGACATTGATCAATCCTAATACACTCATACAACTTGAAGGTGTGGAACCATTAAGTCGTATGGGACAAGTACGTTGGTACAAGAAGCCTACCAAAGGTAACATCTATGTTGTAGGATTAGATCCAAGTCTTGGTACTGGTGGTGACCCTGCTGCCATACAGATTTTTGAAGCGAACACTACTACACAGATAGGTGAGTGGAAACACAATAAGACAGAGATTCCGCAACAGATTAAACTATTAGCAGAAATCAACAAGTATATCGTAGAATGTACAGGTGAGCCTAACAACCTATACTACAGTTTGGAAAACAACAGCATAGGCGAAGCGGCATTGATATCATTAAACGAGTTCGGGGAAACCAATGTCCCGGGTATATTCTTCAGCGAATACGGTAAAAAGCGCAGGGGATTCAATACCACTCAGAAAGTCAAACTGACTGCTTGTGCCAAATTTAAGACCTTATTAGAGTCTAAAAAGATGAAAATATACAGTCGCCCATTGATAAGTGAACTAAAAACGTTTGTGGCACTAGGCGGCAGTTATGCTGCCAAAGTGGGGGAAAATGATGATCTTGTCATGGCCTCACTATTGATAGTTAGAATGCTACAGCAATTACAAGAATTCCATCAAGATATCGAAGGCCATATGCGTGACCATGAGGAATTCGTGCAACCGTTGCCCTTTTTTGCTGTCATAAGTTAAACTAGAAGACTAAATATACATATGCCAGTCAATTACGATACACTAAACAGAGAATTACACGATGTCTTGCGAAGCAGGGGTTATGACCCCATAAGCCTAGATAGCAAGGGCGATCCTACAGATGATATAGAAGAATCAGATGTTTTTAGATTTACGGTTACCGGTGAAGATGGTGAAAAGATCAATGCATGGGCTACAGTAGAGGGTAACAATCTAGTATTGTATATAGATGACAAGTTTACAGAACACAAAGACTTTGAGACATTTGCGCATTTTTTAAAACGCTGGTCACAACGTAAATTATTAGGATTTGATGTTTCCAATAAAGATAGATTATTAGGGGACATGAAAAAGAGGACTGTTATGAACAAAAAAGAAAATATGTTAGAGGGCTATCACCCAATGGGTAAGAAAGCAAGTTACAGCGATAACGTGCCAGAAGTAAAAATCATATTACAACACACGCGCCAGATTGAAGAAGGTGAACAGCGTTTCCGTAACATCGCTAAGATTTTCGTTGAGAATCTAGAAGGTGAGCGTTTCCTACTACCAACTAACCGTCCTGGATTAGCAAGAGTATATGCACGCCATATCGCAGAAGGCGGCACTCCTTATGATGACAAAGGTCGTCATATCACTACATTAGTAGAAGAATATTCACAGATGGCAGGATTTGTTCGTGCCACACGTAATGGACAGTTCAATGAATCAGCATTGGCATTAGTCAATGAAGGATTAAATCATTACAACACACTACGTATGACATTGCAGGGCATGGCAAGTCATCGTGGTTACAACAAGTATTTTGAAAGTTATACACCTGTACTCAATGAAGAATCAGACGATGATATTTCATTGAACGAATTGTTTGTGCAAGAGACATTAGATCCACGTATTGAAAGCGTGATGCCTATACTAAAAAGACTGTCAAAAAATGTCACAGAGATGACAGTCGTTAAAGAGTTAGACGAATGGGCAGAATCAATTACCGAAGTAGAAGATGAAACCACAAAAACATTGGCAGTACCTGCCGATGAAATGTTAGAAGGAGATTTACCAGCATATCATTCTGGTATACATGTCGCAAGATATCCTAGCGGTAGAAAGCCGGACGTAAAAGTAAAAGCAGGTAGCCCAGTAGAAGCGGCAACAAAAGCAGCAAAACATTGGGGTGTAAAAAGACACAATGTTGCTACATATGGTATAGTGAAAGGTGAAGAAAATCATCCTAGAGTAAAAGACCTTGAAATGATTGATGAAGCACCGGGTGCAGAAACATTAGCACACAATGATGATACTGAAGAAAAAAATCTTAAAGCATTTGGTTTAGCAGAAGATAGGGACGATCCAGTAGCCGGCGCAATCACTCGCAGAATACTAATGCAACGCCAAGATTTGTTACAGAAGTTCGGCCCTGTTAAAGTTATGTATGCTATTGACGATGTAGCAAATGGTGTTGGTGACGTTGACGAAATTGGTTCAAGTGATGTTAGTGGTTGGGTCAGACAAGTTGAACAATCATTAGGTGGTGTTGATGAAGGCGTAGTTGATACACTTAAAAAGGTCGGCAAGAAAGTTGCTGACTACATAGCACCCGGCGATGAAGAGTTACTAAAAGACTTACAAAAGAAAGCCGGTATCCCAAAACACGCACAACATGGTAAGCCAAGAATGGCTGTACCAAAAGATGAAGTTAGTGAAGCAGATATGGATGAAGGCATTGTTGGTAATATGATTAACAAGGCTAAAGGTATGTTCAAGAAACCGGCAACTGCACCGGCAGCACCTGCGGCGGCTCCAGTAGCGGCAAAGGCAGCACCGGGAATGGTGAAAAAGGGCGGCACAATGGATATGACTAAAAAGGTTGTAGCCCCGGCAGCAAAGCCAGCGGCACCGGCCGCAGGTGATCCTGTAGATTTTTCTCCTCAAGAAATTGCACAAATGAATAAAGACCTTGTTGCAATGGATCCTAAATCATTGGCGCAAGCTGCCGCAAGAACAGACTTGGGTCCAACAGTTACGGCCGCAGTTAAAGCCGAAGTAGCAAGAAGAAAAACAGCACCCGCAGTAGCAGAAGATTTAGATGCTGACCAAAAGCGTGTAGGTCAATTAGGCCCAACTGAAAAAGTAGGACCAAAAGGCGCTGTAGGTAAATTAGTTGGTACAAGCGAAAGTCGTGAGTTTGAAGATATCAAACGTTTGGCTGGCTTGAAGTAATTCACCCAATACTCAATAAATTAATATATTTTACTCTTCAATAGGGTATAAGTATTATTGACACACGATGACGTTAGTGTATAATGTCATCATGTGTTAGTTGTCTCCGACAACAAAACATAAAACACATTTAGGCTCAAATTAGGCATTTTTTAAAGGAGAAACAAAATGGCAAGTCTAGCAGATATCCGTGCCCGTCTCGCGGCACAAGAAAGTAAGAAAACAGGTCAGGGTCAACGCACCCAATCAGATAACGCAATCTACCCACACTGGAACATGGAAGAAGGTACAACTGCTACTATTCGCTTCCTTCCAGACGCAAACAACAGCAACACATTTTTCTGGGTAGAACGTCAGATCATCAAGTTGCCTTTCAATGGCGTGAAGGGTGATCCAAATGCAAAGCAAGTTATCGTTCAAGTCCCATGCGTAGAAATGTATGGAGACAACTGCCCGATCTTGGCAGAAGTTCGTCCTTGGTATAAAGACGATACTCTCAAAGAAATGGCAAACAAGTATTGGAAGAAGCGTAGTTATCTGTTTCAAGGTTTTGTTCGTCAGAACCCAATCGGCAATGATGCGACTCCTGCGAATCCGATTCGTAGATTCGTTATCAGCCCACAAATTTTTACTATCATCAAGTCAAGTTTGATGGATCCAGATATGGAAAACATCCCAACTGATTTCTTGAATGGTACTGATTTCAACGTTAAGAAGACCAGCAAGGGTGGTTATGCTGATTACTCTACTAGCAACTGGGCTCGCAAAGAGACTCCGTTGACTGAAGCAGAGCAGGCTGCTATCGAAGCACATGGTCTTTTCAATCTTGCAGACTTCTTACCCAAGAAGCCTAGCGAAAGCGAACTGCGTGTCATCAAAGAAATGTTTGAGGCTTCAGTAGATGGTAAGCCTTATGACAATGACAAGTGGGGCGCATACTATCGTCCATATGGTCTTGAGGCTCCGGCTGGTGTTGCTAGCGCAGAACCTCATGTTACTGAGACTACTACATTGAGTGTTTCTGCCAAGAAGCCAGTAGTTCAGGAAGATGAACCAGAAGAGAATAGTGATCCAGTAGTAGTTCCTAAGAGTACTTCTAGCGACAAGGCACAAGACATTTTAGCGATGATCCGTAGCCGTCAACAGAAGGGTTAATTTGAAATGGGGAGGGTAACTCCTCCCCATTCTTTCTTTTCATAGGAGACCTACCATGACACTACCAGACGAAAGATTCCGCGCACTAAAGCAAGGAAAGAAATTACTAGAAGAATTATGCGATCCGGGCAAGACGCCTAGGGTGCCGAGCATCGTCCGTGACCGTGCCCGTGGTGCATTAAGACATTTTCCAAATGACTATGAACTTGATCGTATCGCAGACAGTTGTCCAGAAATGCTTGACAAAATCGCATTTAATGATAGACTATCAAAGAGATTATGAGGATTACTAAAATGGCAAAAACAATTAAAATCAATGA